CTTCCGTTTCGGGCGTGCCGACCCGTCCAGGTGACCGTGCGCGATCATCCAGTTCACGGCAGGCTTCACCCACGCCGAGGGGTCGCGCAGGCTCGCGCGCGCAGCCTTCTCCTCGGCCTTGGGGACCGGCTCCAGGAACCTCTCCTGCGAGGAGCATAGAGCGCGCTCGTACTCCTGATCGAGATCCACGACGAAGCCCGGACCACCGCGCCGGTTGTTCGCGGTCTTCCCGTGGTGCAGGTTCCTCGGGTCGATGACGAAGAGAGGCCAGCGCAGCGCCTTGTTCTTCTTCACGCGCCACAGCCCGGTCATCTGCGCGGTCGTTCTCGTGTGCTTCGACATGTCTGTTCGGTGCTCGGGTTTCGGTGAGCTTCTCGGGTCGGGTGGCTGGGGCGGGGACCGGAGTCCCCGCCCCGTGTCGCTGACCGGTCTACGCGGCGGTCGTGCCGATCGAGAAGGCGTCGAGGTGATCGAAGCCGGTGTCGGCGTAGAGGATCCCGCGGATCACGGTCTGGTCGGCCAGGAAGGTCGAGGCGCCGATGGCGGTCGCGGCCAGCTCCAGGGTTCGCCAGAACGGGACGCGGATGTTGTTCCACGCGCCGAAGATGACGGTCTCCTCGCCTCCCGTGGTGCCGCCGTTCGCGAGGATGGTGGTCGTGCGGATGGGGTAGCCCAGCAGCCGGGTCATCGCTCCGTCCTGCGTGACGATGCGCGACACGTCCACACCAGAGGTGCCCGAGGGCATCTGGATCGCACGGGACCAGTCGGTCGGGTTCATGACCCACCCCAGCGATCCGCGCAGCGCGTTCGCGTTGGCGAGGTCCGTCAGGAACTCCATCGCCAGAGCGAAGGTCCACCCGCTCGTGAGGTCCACCGCTCCGGGGTTGCCCTCGCCGGTGTACGCCTCCGAGGCGTTGAGCAGGCCGGTCGGGTTGGCGCCGGTGCCGTCCGCGGTCAGGATCCCGGTGTCGATCGCGACCCGGAACTGCTCCATCAGGTCGTGCCGGACGATCTCCTCCGCGGTCGGGCGGGAGTTCGTGATGAGCATGTTGGACAGGCGGACCGCGGCGGTCAGACGCCGCGGGCGCATGGTGTGCTCACCGACCGTCGGATCGCTGGTCGAGATCGTCGCGTTCTCGTAGTCCCACGTGGCGGAGGCCCCCGAGAGCAGCACGGGGATGGTGATCGTGCCGAACTGGTTCGGGAGCGCGCGCGCGCCGGATTGGAAGACGACGGAGTCGGCCCGCAGCAGGTCGATGAACTCGTTGAGGTGCGCCTCGGGAACGAGGTGCTGGCCGGCGAGGGCGTCGGGCGACGACTCGTGACCAGTGTTCATGGTCGTCTTGATGACGAACTCCTGGTGACGCTTGCGCATCTCCTTGAACACGGACATCTCGTAGCCCGCGCCGATCTCGTCCACCTGGTGCGGGTGGGCGATCGCGAGGGCGGCGCGAGCCATCGAGAACTCCTCGGTCGAGTCCTCGGTGCCGGGGAGGTGGAAGTCCGGGTTCTCCTCGCGGTACGCCTTGATGGCAGCGGGGAGCGCGGCCTTGACCTCCTCGGTCAGCCTCGCGCAGAGGTCGGCGTCGCGCTCGTCGAAGCGCTTCGCCATCTCCAGGTTGATCTTCTCCAGAAGACCTTCGATCGCCTTCGTCTGCGCGCTGGCGGGTTCGTTTTCGGGCGGCATGGAATCAGTCCTTCTTCGGTGGGTCTAGGCGGACCCGAGTCGCTCGGCGGCAAGTTGCGCCGCTCGGGTCAGGAAGTCCCCTCCGGGATCGGCAGGAACCGGCGGGTCACCAGCGGGCGGATCATCACCGCCCGCAGACTCCGCATCCGTGCCACCTTCGGGGGTGCTCTTGTTGGTGAGGGCGTCGGTTAGCCCCCTGATTGCGTCGAGGCTGTCGCGGTCAAGGCGCAGCAGCGTCACCGCGGCGCGCTCCTCGGGCTCGGGGTCGCAGCCGCCTTTGTCCTCTCCGTCCGGCGGCGCCTCCGCGGGCGCGGGGGCCTCATCCTCCAACGTGCCCACGACAGCCGCTGCGGCGGCCTTGAGGTCCGGCACGAGGATCATCCGGCGCCGCAGAGTGCGCTCGTCTTCTTCGGTGAGGTTGAAGGCGCGCTCGACGGCCTCGATGAGCTCCGGGTCCACCCCTTCCTCACGCGCGAGACGCAGGAGCGGCTGTGCGCGCTCGACCGTTTTTACCCGCAAGGCGTTCGAGTTCGCGGGGACCGGAACGACCGACAGCTCCAGCAGTTCTTGCTTCTCGTGCAGCACCCCCCACGGTCCGAGGCCGAGCTTCTCGCGATGCTCCTCGGACTCGGGCCAGACCATCTTGAGCGGAACGAACCCCACGCTCACGCCGGGCAGGGCGCCCTTCGCGACGAGCTTCTCGATCAGGGGGGCCTGCGGGTTCTCGTCGCCCTCGTGGAAGATGCTCTCCGTCATCAGGGCGGGTTCGCCATCGTGGCGCCCCTGCCACACCTTGACGACGCTGCCGATCGGGAGGCTGCGCTGGTCGTGGGCGAAGAGCAGTTGCGGGTTTTTCTGGAAGCGCCCCAGTTCCCACCCCCGCACGAGGATGCGGTCTCCCACCGCGTCACGAGATTCGTCCGAGGCCACGTGCTTGAACTTGCGCTTTCCGCCGGGTTCATCCTCGCCCGCAGCGCGAACAGCCGTCTCCACCGACACAGCCCCCGGCGCGAAGCGGAAGTGCATCTCGGACTGATCGCCCTTCACGGCGAGCACTTCGGTTCGGTCGGCGCCGTCGAGGTCCGCGTCGGTGGCAACCCCGTTGAGGATCTTCTGAATGAGGGCACGGTCCAGCATGGGTCAGTCCTTCACGACGGGCGCTGTCACACAGCGGCAGTTGATGACATCCTCGGGGTCCCCCGCGGGATCGCCCGGGTGGTGCAGGGGACGGTCGGTGCGGAAGCTGTCGCCCACGGCGCGAACGACGCCGTCCAGAGCAACGTGAGAGTGTGGTTCCTTCGATCGCACGAACTGGTCTCCCGAGGTCACCCACTCGTGCTCCTCGACGCCTTCACGCCGCATCTGCTCGAATCGCGTCCCGTTGGCGGCTCGGTTGACCTCGGTCCTGGCGATGGTGCTCGCGCGCGCCGACCTCCCGGTAAAGACCCTCTGCAGCTCGGCGCGCAGGGCAGGGAGCGCTTGACGCACGTGGTCTTGCAGGGTCGCGAGACCGAACGGCTGCGCCTCGAACGCGGCGACAAGGGCCTTGCGGACCGCCTCGGCCAGCGTCGAGTTCACGCCCTCCGCAAGCCGGATGTTCTGCGTTCGCAGGAAGTTGGAGGCCCACGGGTCATCAGCGGGGATCGGCACGCCCCCGATCTCTCCCGCGAAGTCGTCGGAGGCAGCCTCAAGCACCTCGGACAGAGGCACGTTCATCTCGTCCGCGAGCTTCGCGACCCACTCGGCGTACGCAAGGAGCAGATTCCCCATCAGCGCTTCGTCCGCGATGATGTCGGCGGGCGAGACCATCGCCTTCGTCTCGACGCCGGCGGCGCTGGCAAACACCTCGGGCCCGCCTCGGGCAATCGCCTCGATCAGCTTGACCTGGGCATCTTCGTACTTGCGCAGGAAACGCTTCGCGGCAGCGCGGACCTTCGCCTCTCCGTCGTGGATCACACGCTCGTCGGTGCGCGTGTAGTAGGCGCGGCGGCGTTCGCCTGCCGCGTCTTGGGGGAGCGCCTCGCGCGTGACCGGTTGAGCCGCGGTCGCAGCAGCACCCCCGGTACGATGTGCGCGAGGCGCGTGCTTGCCGTCCGACCCGGTCGGGCCGTTCGAGCCCTCGTCGAAATCGGCGGACCCGGGGAAGTCGTCATCCTCGCCGCTCGAGGGATCAGGCTTCGGCGCCGTTCCTTGCGCGTCGTTCTTCGCCTTCTCCTCAGCGAACTTGATGACCATCTCCGCGGTCGTCGTGTTCGGATCCATGAAGGCGTTGGCGCCGTACTTGGTCACGGCGTCGTCGGATGTGAGGCCCGCGATCTTCGCGCACTCCTCCCACGACAGGCCGATACGGGCCTGACATAGCTTGATGGCCAGCTCGACCTTCGAGACCTTGTCGTCCTGGAGCGCCTCGATCTTCGAGGTGTCGAACCGGCAGACGAACCTGCGCGCCCGCGGGTCCTTGAGCCTCGGGAGGAAGTCGTGGTTGATCGTCGTCTCGACAGAGTGCAGGTACGCGAGCACCCCGTTGCCGTGCTGCCAGAATTGCTTGACCGCCTCGCCGTAGTTCGAGAAGGTCGCGTCGTCGAGGATGCCCATCACAGGCAGCGGCACCCCGAGAACGGACCCCGTCTTGTCGCGGACCCACTTGAGCAGTTCTTGGAACTGCATGTCCTTGGGTCCGAACTTGTGCGGCGTGTATTTCACGCCCTCGCCCGAGATGACGTGCCAGCGACCGGCGTTGTGGAGCGCGAACTTCTCCTGTGCCTCCGCAGTCGCCCGCTCCTCCTCCTCGGGCGTCATCTCATCCTCGGTCGTGACGACGCCTCCGGGGTCGCCCGAGTGCGCGAGCATCGCCTCCAGGTAGCGCTGGCCTCCAAACTCCAGGGCGAGATCACGCAGGAGCGCCTGCACGTCACCGATCCCCCGCAGCGGATTGTCCGGGTCGTAGTCCGCGAACTGAACGACAGCCCCCCACGGGAACTCGATCCCACCCCCGCGCGTCGGGTACTTCCACACCCCGGGGAACCCGAAGCGGTCGGGCTTCATCTCTACCGCGCTGCCCCTGACCGGAAGGATGAAGGCTGGGTAATCGAAGTGGGGCATGTCGCCGTCCATCTCGACAGTGACCGGCCCCCTCTCGGCGTTGAACAGGAACCAGAAGTCCTCGCCGTCGAGCTTGCGGTGTAGGACCCCCGCCTCGACGAAGCGCGACGGATCCATGATCCGGTTTGGTCGCGCGAACAGCTTGTGCAGCGGGTGGTCGTCCGCGATCGGTTGCGCGGTCGAGTCCTCCATCGGGTCCGTCTCGTAGAACCGCAGCGGACACTGCCGGACCGCAGCCCCGATAGACTTGAGCGCGGTGTGGACCCAACCGCTCTCTTCGTACGGGCGCTCGATCGACTCCTTCCCTCCGTACCGGGATTCGCCGCCGAGCACCTGTGCAGTCCAAGTCCTCCCCCGCGCGTCAGATCCGGTCAGGAACTTCTTCACGGGGGTTGCCTGTCCGTTTCTCAGAAACGGAGCCCCGCCCCCCACTCGGGACGGGCGCGTGAACTCGGTCGTGGACACCACCAGATCCAGTGCCTACCACCGCGCCCTCCCGCTAGGTATTGTTGGCATACGTGGGTTTGCGGTTTAACAGCAGGGGCAGGCCCCCCCTGGATACAGGGGAGGCCCTATCGCTCCGCAAGGTCGTGCGGCTCCGCCCAGGGGAGTTCACGGCGATCTATCAGGCCGCGAAGGCGGACGGGAAGCCCATGAGCGCGTGGATTCGCGAGCAGGCCACGAAGGCGGCGACGAACACGAGCGAGGAGCCGCCGCCCAGGCGCTAGATCGGCGGCTACACGTCGGGGAGAAGTGCAAGGTCCACGCCGGAGAACGCGATGCCGTTGGCCTTTCCAGCCTTGATGACGCGAGCCATCATCCCGCGCTCACGCTCCCATCGCGCGTTCCAAACGCGCGCCGGTCTCTTCGTCACGCGCTGCAAGCTCGACACCTGCTCGTCGAAGTAGCGTGTGCCCCCCATGTCACACCCGAGCAGGTGGATGTGCGTCGCGCCCTCCTGAATCGCGAACGACATCGAGGCGAACGTCGTGAAGAGCGGGGACTTCGCGGCGACCTTGAACCAGAGTGGCCCATAGACCGGAGTACGGATCGAGGGGAACAGATCCCGGGGGACACCCCGCGTCTCCCACCACTTGATCCAGTGGTGCGCGCGGCTCTTGTCCGTCGCTAACTCGGGCCGCAACCGAACGAAGTCGGGGAAGACCGCTTCGTGGATGTCGTTCGGGTTGTCCCACGCCGACCAGAAGTCGCAACGCGGCGCACCCTTGAGGGCGGCGTTGACGCAGATCACCCTCCCGTTGCTCGGTATTTTCGCCGGGTCGTATGAGGGGCCTGGGGCGCACAGGATCCACGCACTCATTTGAGGGCATCCTCAACAGCAGCCACGACCCACCCAGGCGTGATGCCTTCCATCGCGCGGGTGCAGTGGTCGCAGACGCGCCGCGTAGAACCGCACCACCTTCCGTCGATCCGGTTCACCAGGTGCTGCTGTCCGGCGTAGCCCAACACGTTTGGGTCGGTGCGCTCGCCCCACAGCACGACGGCTGGCAGAGCTATGCCTGCCGCCGCGTGGTGGAGGAGACCCTCAGTGGTCACGACGCATGCGGCCCAGCGCATCGACGCGAGCGCGAGGCGGACCGGAACCTTGATCGAGCCGTGGACTCCTTTGATCTCGGGGGTTTTCGGAGGGCTGATCTGGACGACCTGATGTCCCAAACCCGCGAGCATTCGGACCAGTTTCCGCCAGTGCCCGGGCGGCCACCCCTTGTTGGGCCCCGAGAACGAGCCCTTCACGTGTGGGGCGACGAGCGTGGACTTCTCCAGACCGGTCATGATCCCGTAGCTCGCATCGTTCTCCTCGTCCGAGAAGAACAGGCGCCCGGGGCGCGGGCGATGGCTGGAGACCGTGACCTGCCGTCCGCCCACCGAAGACTGGTAGTCGATGTACGGGCGGTGCCCCTCGTAGTTGCGGAGCAGCTCGACGTTGGACACGTCCTCTCCGCGCTGCACCACCCACGGGCAATGCAGCTCCATCGGAGAGTGGACGAGGCTGCGAAGGTCGCGACCGATCGCTACCTTCCTCCCCGTGCTATGGGAGAGCGCCGCGGCCTCGCCCACAGCCATCAGCTCGTCACCGAGGCCCACGGACGAGAGTGGTAAGTCCACACGAGAAGTCCACCGTGCGCTCGACGGCCCACTCGGGGTGTGCGGCCATGAACTCGTCGAGGGCCGCGGTCATGCCCTTCTCGTTCGGATCCGGCTCCGTCCCGATGGTTCCCGCGCGATACGGGGCCTGCCCGTGCTCGCCGTAGGTTGCGGTGTCGTGCAGGACGATGTGGTGGCGCACCTTCGAGTGGTGCCGCTCCAGGAGGTCGCGCACGAACTGGTACTGGTGGAGCGAGTCGTCGAGCAAGAGATCGCACTCGGGGATGTCCGCCGTGCTCGCATCTTGAATGACGAACGCCCACTCCTTCTCCGCGGCGGCAGCGGCGGCGGCGAGTCGCTTCCAGAAGGGCTTGTCCTGCGGGCGCACCTGGATGTCGTAGGAGCGCAGTGATGCACCGATGCCGAGCAGAAGCGCGGCGGTAGATCCGCCCCCGCGCGTACCGAACTCCACCGCGGTCTGGTGCTGCGCAGCTAGCTCGCACAGGTACGGCATGTGCGGCGACATCGCTCTCTTGAAGTGGCGCGCTTGGTCGTAGCAGAGTGTCAGGTGTCCGAGGTCCATGAGAAGCTCTTGTCGGGATTCATGGTGAAGTCTAGCGTCCGGAACGTGGCGAGTTCCTTCTCCCCGACGTGGGGATGCGGGCATGGCGGCTTCGCCCGGCTGTTGTGCCACCAGCTATCCGGGGAACCTAGCGCCCCAAAGAAGGTCATTCCGTACACGTCCACGCGCGCGGGCGCGAACCGGGTCACCAGAGCCCACACTGCGAGAAGGCCGGAGGATGTCGGAGCGCCGACGAGGGCGCACACCTCGTCCTCCCACTCCTTCGGGAAGCGCCACGTCGGCGCCTTCCACCACCTGTGGGCTTGGTAGCGCCCCCACTGCCGCTCGCCGTAGAGCGTGTTCTTCATCCACCAGGACATGCCGGGGCGCTCGGCCCCCGCCCCGAAAGCTCGCAGTGCTGCCTGATAGACGGTCAGGTTCCCGATCGTGAGGATGCTCGTGCGGCGCCCGATGGCGCGGTGCTGCTCCTCACGCGGGAGGCCCGCGTTCATACGCAGCACGAGGTCGTGCGCGTCGATCTCCGCGCCGCGGTCGCCGGCGAGGATGTCCGTCGAGTTCGCTACGAACGCGATCGTACGCCCCTCGACGACCCCGGCGACATCTTCATGCTCGCGAGCGATACTCATCCCACAGGCGGCAGCAATCATCGTCGGGGTGGTCGCGGTAGGCCACAGCTTCTGGCCACGGTTGCCACGGCTGAGTCGTGACATCGGTGAAGTGGACGAGCTGCGCATTCGCTGGCGCGCAGTCGCGGCAGTCCCACTCGGGGGGGAGGCTGGGGTCGATCATGTCCATCCGGGCGAGCA